CCAAGTGCAGATGTCATGGATCTGATGATGCAAACTCAAGGTGAAGGCCTCGACTTTGATACGTCAGAATTACAGATTCCGTTTATTCGGATCATTCAAGCAATGTCGCCGCAGATCAAAAAATCTGACCCGTCGTTTATTGCAGGTGCCGCACAAGGCGATGTCTTCAACACAGTGACTGGTCAATACTGGTCTGGCGAAGATGGCATTACCGTGGTCCCGTGCTATCAGGAAACCAAATACCTGAAGTTCAAGCCACGCGAGCAGGGCGGTGGGTTCTTAGGAGAACTAGCCAAAGACAACCCGGACATTTCGCGTACAACGCGCACTGGTGCTAAAGAAGTTCTGCCCGATGGCAACGAACTTGTGAAGTCTGATCAGCATTACGTCATTATTGTAGATGAGGATGGTATTCCTAACTTCGGCATTATTGACATGAAGTCGTCAGGCTTAAAGGTGTCCAAGCGTTGGAAGACGCAGATGACAATGTTTTCAACAAAGCATCCTCAGACAGGCGAGCTTATGAAGCCCGCAATCTTTGCTGTGCAGTGGAAGCTCTCTGTTGTCGAAGAGTCCAATGACCAAGGTTCGTGGTTCAACTGGACGGTAGCTAATAACGGTCTTATCCAAGACAAAGACCTTTTCCTTGCTGCTAAAAATTTCCGTGAATCAATTATGAAAGGAGAAGCTAAAGCTGTTGCTGAAGACGTGGTTGAAGGCCACGAACAAGTAGTAGAAGAAGCTCCATTCTAATTGTCCAGGGGGTAGAAAAAATATTTTTTACCCCCTTTTTTACGGAACAAAGGTATGTCAAACGTACAAAGGTTTATGGCTGCGTTCAAAGGTTCGGACGTTGCACATGGACAGACCCAGATCGGGTCTACAAGAAGAAACGGAAAGACTGAAGCAAAGAGTTTCGTGGTCCGCGAGCCGCTAACAGAAGAAAAAGTGGCGAAGCATTTGGCCGGGGAAATGGGTGTCGGGGCTATCCCGATTAATAACGAAAACAACTGTAAGTTTGGTGTGATCGATATTGATACCTATCCGGTGGATCATGCAGGCATTGTGAAACAGTTAGACGACCTCGGCATTCCAATGGCGGTGTGCCGTTCTAAGTCTGGCGGTGCTCACCTGTATATGTTCTTTGCGGAGTTCTACCCTGCGTCCGAGATCCGTGAGTTTCTGCAAGAGATTGCTGCGACGATTGGATGGTCGGGTAGTGAGCTGTTTCCTAAGCAAGATCGTATCCTAGCGGACCGAGGTGATGTGGGTAACTTCATCAACCTGCCGTACTTTGATGCCGAGCAGACGCTACGTTACATGGTGGATAAGGATGGTCAGGATGTCTCGCTAGAAGACTTCCTTGATTGGATCGATAAGAACAAGATCAGTTTGTCCGAGCTTGCAGACTTTCCTATTGGTATGAACCAAGAGCTGTTTGATGACGCACCACCATGTGTACAAACCATGCTCATCAATGGTTTCCCGGAGGGAACCCGCAATAAAGGAATGTTTCAGACGGCAATCTACCTGAAGAAGAAGTTTCCTGATGGGTGGCAGAAAGAGCTAGAGGCGATTAACCAGAAGCACTGTAACCCACCGTTACCTGCAATCGAAGTGGTGCAGATACAAAGTCAGCACGAGAAAAAAGATTACGGGTACATGTGTGGTGATGAACCGTTCTGTTCACACTGTAATAAGCAGTTATGTAGGCAGAAGAAGTTTGGTGTAAACGGTGGTAACGGCAAACCAGACATGCCAAACATCAGCGGATTAACAATTTTGTTATCAGAACCGCGGTTGTATTTTTTAGATGTAAATGGACATCGCCTGGAGTTATCCACAGAGCAGTTACAGATTCCATTACAGTTTCAACGTGCGTGTATGGAGCAGGTTAATTTTATGCCGCCGACATTAAAACCGTCTGACTGGCAGCAAATCGTAAATGACTTACTGCAGAGTGCGTCTCACATAGAAGTCCCAGAAGAACTGACAGTGGCAGGGCAGTTTAAAGAATTACTGCACACGTTCTGTACTTCACGCATCCGAGCTATGTCACCAGAAGAGTTGGAACTTGGTAAGCCGTGGACCGAGAACGGGAAGACTTATTTCAAGATCAAAGGACTGCAGGAGTTTTTGTATAACCGAGGATTTACGTCGTTAAAGCGCCCTCAGATACAAGAACGATTAAAGGACTTAAACAACGGCGAAGACTGCCACGACAAGTATCGTTACAAAGACGAGAGCGGAAAGTGGCAAGAGTCTAGAGTCTGGTGGGTCCCAGAATTTAAAGAAGAAGAGGTCGTATTACCTGAAGGAGAACTTTATGAAGCACCGTTCTGATGACCGTCTGTTAAAGGTATCGGAGCTTGCCAAATTTCTTGGTGTTGCTCCTTCGACCATTTACAGATGGCTCGAGTGTGGCAAGTTGCCACGACCGTTTGAGTTAGGAGAGGCGGCTGTTCGGTGGCGTTTGAGTGAAATTGAGCAGTGGTTAGAGGACAACCGGCGATGAGTAATCATAGTGAACAACTGATCTTTGGGCCTCCGGGGTGTGGTAAGACGCACACTTTGATGGAGATTATCCGTAAAGAACTGGATGGCGGCACGCCTCCTGACCGCATTGCGTTTGTTTCGTTTAGCCGGAAATCAATACAAGAAGCCCGCGAGCGTGCAGGTAATGCGTTTGCATTACAAGAAAGCGATACCCCGTACTTTAGAACCTTGCATTCAATGGGCTTTCATTGGCTGGGTATGAAGACTGATGACTTGGTTGGTGTGTATGATCTAAAGCAGATTGGTGCATCGATGGGCATGGCGTTTGATACACGGGAAGTGTATGACCAAGACGGTGTGATGCAGTTATCCGCCAAGGAAGGCAACAAGTATCTGACTATGATCCAACGCGCCACGATGCGGATGGTTCCGCTCGAGCAAGAGTACAACGATATTGGCGATTACAATATCAAGTGGCCGTTGCTCCAGAAACTCGACCGTGTATATACATCGTATAAACAAGAAACCGGTAAGTACGATTTCACGGACATGATCAAGCTTATGGTCGTGCAGGGCCGAGGTCCGAGTATCGATGTCCTGATTGTCGATGAAGCACAGGACCTTACACCATTGCAGTGGGAGCAGGTCAAAGTATTGCGGGCCAACGCTAAACGTATTTGGTACGCGGGCGACGACGACCAAGCAATTTTCCGCTATACCGGAGTTGATGTCCGGCATATGCTGGGCATATGCGACAACATTCGTGTCCTTGATCAGTCGTACCGTGTTCCTAAAAGAGTGCACGATTTGTCGGCGAAACTGTCTGGCAGAATCTCACAGCGTCAGCAGAAAGAATGGAAGTCCACGGACCACGAAGGATCAATCCATTACCACATGGATGTACACGAGATCGACATGAGCGACGGTTCTTGGACTGTTATGTCGAGGACAATGGCTAACTTAAACAAGTTGGGTGACCAACTGCAGGCCGCCGGAATTCTGTATAAAAAGAATGGCAGGCTGTCTTTTGATGAGGACAACCTGAAAGCCATGCACTTGTGGGAAGACCTGCAGAACGGTGAGTTCATCAGCCCTGCGGAAGCATCCAAGTTGTATGAGTGTTTACCAAAGCGTGGAGATGCGGCGCGAGTAAAGTGGGGGATGGCAAAGACTTTAGAAGAGTGCGACCCTTTGAAGCCGTTGACACACAAGGCGTTAGTTGATGATCACGGACTGTTAGCTGATATCAACATGCCTTCTGAAGATTTGCTGAAACTATCACAAGACGAAAAGCAATATCTAAAAGCTATCAAACGTCGTGGCGGGATCACCGCAGATCCTGCAATCAAACTGAGCACGATTCACCGTATGAAAGGCGGAGAAGATGAGAACATTGTCTTGCTGACAGACATGGGCTTTTTGCCTCACAGAACCCTGCAGGAAAGCCCTGACGATGAGCATCGTGTATTCTATACCGCTGTAACGCGAACGAAAGAAAATCTGCATATCGTGGATTCAGAGAGCAAGTATAGGTACCCATTATGAGCGGGAAAGGCGATACCTACCGCCCGGTAGACAGAGAGAAGTTCGAGAAGAACTTTGAAAAGATATTTGGCAATAAGGAACACGAACATGCTGAGGCGATGCGGGCGTTTGCGTCGGGCGAAAAACTTGAGTTCCGCCCGAAGAAGGATGCGTCATCTTATGGATCGACAGATGAATGGTACCCCTGCGACAACCCAGACTTTCACCACAACTTTGAGTATCGGATCAAGCGAGATGATTAAGGCAGACGGATTTGATGACTGCATTATCGGCTTTGCTGAAGTGTGGGACGGGAATGAGCGAGTGTACCGGATTGTGTACAACGCTTCTGAAATGTACCAAAAGTTGCTAGCCGAAGGGATGTCGTCTGAAGAGGCACAAGAATATTTTGAATTTAACATTGATGGTGCGTATGTAGGCAAAGAAACACCAATCTACATGTGGCCCGGTGATAACGAATTAGTAGAAGAGTTTGCGGAGAGTTTGGATGACTAAAGATACAAGCACGATCAACTGGATAGACAGACAAGAACTAGATCAAATCGAAGTTGATTGGTGCGCTCCGGAGGTCTTCCCTGACCTCTCCCAATCCAAGATCATCGCGATTGACTTGGAGACATGTGATCCTAATCTCATGACCCTAGGGCCAGGATGGGTACGGAACGACGGTTTCGTAGTAGGAGTTGCGGTCGCTGCTGGAGATTTCAATGCCTACTATCCAATTAAGCATCAGAACGGCGGCAACATCTCAGAAAACATTGTGATGAAATGGCTTAAAAAACAAATGGCTACGCCTAATATCCCCAAAGTTTTCCACAATGCCACATACGATTTGGGCTGGTTAAAATGGGCAGGGGTCGAGGTCCAAGGAAAAATCATCGATACCATGATTGCCGCGCCTCTATTGAATGAGAACAGATTCACATACTCACTAGATTCGTTAGGTCGTGACTACCTTGGCGAGCGGAAAAACGAGAAGCTTCTTCGTGCTGCGGCAAAAGAATGGGGCATCGACCCGAAGGCTGACATGTGGAAGCTGCCTGCCAAGTATGTTGGTAAGTATGCAGAACAAGATGCTGCCTTGACCCTTCGTTTGTGGAATCATTTTGAGGCGGAATTGCAGAAGAATGAATTAACCCACATCTTTGAACTTGAGACAGGGCTAATTAAATTAATGTTAGAGATGCGTTCTCGTGGCGTTCGCGTAGACTTAGATCAAGCGGATCGAACAAAACGTGATCTTGCAAAACGTGAGAAACAAATCAAAGATGACATCAAGCACAAAACAGGAATTTTGGTCGAGCCCTGGGTGGCAACAAGCGTGGCCTCAGTCTTGGGATATTACGGAATTGACTGCCCAAAGACGGAGAACTCGAAACAGCCTTCTATTACCAAAGCGTTCTTGCAAGCATGTCCACATGAAGTCGCCGTTCAGATTCTCAAACTTAGAGAATTAAATAAAGCTAACAACACCTTTATTGATTCCATTCTTCGGTACGAGAACAAAGGTAGAATTCATTGTGAATTCAATCAGTTACGTTCAGATGATGCAGGGACTGTTACGGGCCGTTTCAGCTCGAGCAACCCGAATCTTCAGCAGATCCCCGCTCGAGACCCCGAACTAAAGAAAGCCATCCGTGGCTTATTCATTCCAGAAGATGGAGAGAAGTGGGGTTCGTTTGACTACTCTTCTCAAGAGCCTCGTTTGTTAGTTCATTACTGTTCTATTCTTGCTGACAAAAATCCAAACCCTCTTGTCAACAAGCTGGTTGATGCATATCACGCTCGTGACCCGGACTTCCATCAAATGGTCGCTGACATTACAGGGATTGAAAGGAAGCAAGCAAAGATGGTGAACCTTGGGATCATGTACGGCATGGGTAGGGGCAAGCTAGCAAATACCTTAAACATATCTGAACAAGAAGCTAAAGAACTGCTTGAGACATATCATAGTAAAGTTCCTTTCGTAAAAGGACTGGCAGATATGGTATCAAACAGAGCATCTAAAAACGGGCAGGTTAGAACATTGTTAGGACGTAAGTGCCGGTTTGACCTGTGGGAACCTAACAGCTTCGGATATAAAAAACCTTTACCACATGAAGAGGCTAACAAAGAGTATGGTCCGGGTATCCGCCGTGCCTTCACTTACAAAGCACTGAACAAATTGATCCAAGGTTCGGCAGCCGATCAAACAAAGAAAGCGATGGCAGATTGTTATGCCGAGGGATTGATTCCCCTGCTGACAGTACACGATGAACTCTGCTTCTCGGTAAGTTCCGAGGACCAAGCTTCGCGGATCAAGGAGATTATGGAGACTTGTGTGGAGCTTCGGGTACCAAGCAAAGTGGATCAGGAACTGGGAGCCAACTGGGGCGAGGTGGGTTGATCCCATAATGGGACATGCACTCCACCCAACTGTTCCACTCTAGTTCTTTCTCCAAGAAATCAAGCGGTTTGAGCCGTTTGGTTTTTACTTCTTTAAAACTAGAAACGGGGACAAATAGTACCCGTTCTTGTGGAACTGCAACTAACGCGACAATGTCACAGTCTTCTTGTGTCAGGGGTTTTTTAGGGCTGAGGCCCTTAGACACACAGAACTGATAGCCTGGACTATGTCTGTCCTTTGTACCTTTATTTCCTTTGAGCTGACTGCCTTTGACCTGTATTCGCCAAGTATAGTCATACGCAAAAGAAATAATGTCTGAAGTTCCGAGGTTCACGATCTCAGATTGTATGCCCATCTTGGCAAGACGGAGCAGACAGATAACCTCACCTATCCGCCCCGCTTCGATTTCTTTCATTTTTAAAAGTCAGATGAGTCCTCACCTGTCTCCATCATGTCACGGAGGCGTTCCGCTCGCGCTCCTACTTGTTTCGCCCAACGCGAGTCCATCATTTGGGCGGCGGCCTCCGGCCAATCTTGCGCCTCGATGGCAGCAAGCATATTCTGAAATTGTTTAAACCGCGGCATACCGAGGTTAAACACCATATCAACCACGACGCGCATGCGGACATCATCAAGACCAGCAAACCAATCAAATGTACTAGCAAGCTCACTAGCAGCAATATCAACATCGTTGTTAAGAATATAATCGATCTCATCATCTGATAAGCCACGCTCTTCGATGTTGCGGCCCACGCCGATGGTTAAGTATCCGGCGGTGCACTTATATGGTTTATGTTCTACGCCTTCGTGTAAACGAAGTTGCGCGGCTAGTCTTTCTCTATCCATTA